CTATTCCGATCTAACTTATTTTTTAGAAGACTATGTGGGCACATCCCGCACATTTACGTAAGGAGCTGTAATGAACGCAACTGAAAACTTAAAAGCTTCCGGCTCTTTACGAGTCGTTGTTACCGGCGCCGATGGCAAGGTAAAAGAAGAACATCAATTTAAAAACCTAGTTGTTACCGTCGGTAAGAACTTTGTAGCATCACGTATGGTTGGTACTGCTTCTGCAGTTATGAGCCATATGGCCGTTGGGTCTAATAATACTGCAGCTGCAGCTGGTGATACTGCTCTTGGAGCTGAATTAGGGCGTGTAGCATTATCTACTTCAGTAGCAACTACTAACGTAGTAACTTATACTGCGACTTTCCCAGCAGGCACAGGAACAGGCGCTATTGTTGAAGCAGGTATTTTTAATGCTTCATCTGCCGGAACTATGCTCTGCCGTACAGTATTTGCGGTTGTTAATAAAGGTGTAGACGATGCCTTGAGCATTACCTGGACTATAACAATTTCCTAATTTTAAGGAGTAACCGGGAATGAGCATAATTGTAACCCGCGCTGGTAAGGGATCGCCGTTAACTAATAACGAGGTTGATAGTAACTTTGTAAACCTCAACGACACTAAGTTAGAAAGTCTTACATCTGTTAACGGTTCTCTTCTTATTACAGGTACAGGATCGACTCGTAATTTAAGTGTTATAGGAGGAGGCGGCTCCGCTGTTTCTTATTACCTAAATGGTGGCACAAACCAAGGCTCATTTAGCGGGAACACTTACTATGAAATGAGCAGAACAGCAGTTTTAGGTCCAGATGCTAATTTTAGTACTGGTACTGACGGTTATATTGCTCAGTTTATTACTGACGCTGCTGATCCATCTTTATTAGCAATTCCAGCAGGTAACTGGAACTTTGAGTTATGGTTTCAAGCATCTTCAACCGGTGGCACACCAAGTTTCTATGTAGAACTTTATAAATATGACGGCACTACATTTACTTTAGTTGCAAGCAGTTCCGCAAATCCTGAAAATATTGATGGGGGTACAGCTACTGACCTTTACTACACTGCTTTAGCTGTTCCAACAACCGTATTAACCACAACTGATCGCCTAGCTATTAGAGTTTATGTGGTCACCAGCGGTCGAACAATTACTTTACATACTCAAGCCGACAATCTGTGTGAAATTCAGACAACTTTTTCTACAGGTTTAACGGGGTTAAACGGCCTAACCGCTCAAGTTCAATCTTTTGCAACAGGCACATCGGGCTCAGATTTTAATATTTCAAGCGCTACAGCCACTCATACCTTTAATCTGCCTTCTGCTTCACCATCTGTTCGTGGTGCTTTAACTTCAACAGATTGGACAACTTTTAATAGTAAAGTTAGTAGTGTTAGTGGAACGGCTCCTGTAGCATCAAGTGGTGGCAAAACACCTGTAATTAGTCTTGATTCAGGATATGGTGATATTCAAAATCCATATGGTTCTAAGACTGCAAATTTTGTTTTGGCTGCACCTAACGGTTCAGCAGGTGTTCCAACATTTAGAGCAGTTGTAGCGGCAGACATTCCAACATTAAACCAAAACACAACCGGCACAGCTTCAAACGTAACCGGCACAGTAGCTATTGTTAATGGCGGTACTGGAGCTACTTCCGCACAAAGTGGTATGAATGCCTTGGCTGGTGCAGTTACTTCAGGTTCGTATTTACGTGGTGACGGTACTAACGTAGTTATGGCAACTATTCAAGCTGGTGATGTTCCGACACTAAATCAAAATACAACAGGTTCTGCAGCTACATTCACAAGCACGTCTCAAAACTCACAATTTAACTCCGTGGGTGTTGGCACAGCGGCATCAGGCACAGCTGGTGAGATTCGTGCAACTAACAACGTTACTGCGTATTATTCTGATGAGCGTTTAAAAACAAAAACAGGTAGCATTGAAAATGCCCTTGATAAAGTATGTCAAATTGAAACATTGCTTTACCATGCTAATGAAACGGCTGTAGCTCTTGGATATGATGCATCTGTACAAGAAGTTGGTGTAACTGCACAATCGGTTCAGAAAGTGCAGCCAGAAATTGTAGTACCAGCTCCAATTGACGACAAGTATTTAACTGTACGTTATGAGCGTTTAGTACCCTTATTAATCGAGGCTGTAAAAGAATTATCTGCTGAAGTTAAAGAACTTAAAGAAAAAGTAGGTAAATAATGCCAGCACTATTTAAGAACAACGCTACTGCGACTATTGCTGCGACTATTAATAATAGTACTACGACGATTGTTTTGTCAGCTGGATTAGGTAGTTTATTCCCGGCACCTTCCGGAAGTAGTTATTTTTATGGTACGTTATTTGACAGTGCTAATAATTATGAAATTGTAAAAGTAACAGCACGTTCTACAGATACTTTAACTGTTGTTCGTGCCCAAGATAATACAAACCCATTAGCATTTAACGCTGGGTCTGGCTTTGCCTTACGCCCGATTTCCGCTATATTTAATAACTTCCCACAACTAGATGCAAATAATACATTTACAGGTAACAACACATTTACTGGTACGTTAACAGGTAGTTTAACAGGTAATAGTGCCGGAACTCACACCGGCCCAGTAATAGGAAACGTAACTGGAAACGTAACTGGAAACGTAACTGGAAACGCAACTGGATCCGCCGGGTCTTTATCAACTACTAACTTTACTATTATTGAATCTGGTGGGGTATTGCAGTTTAAATATGGGGCTACTGTAATAGCTTCTATAAACTCCACTGGCAATTTAATAACTGCGGCAAATATCACCGCTTACGGCACTCCATAAGGATATATAGATATGGCACTACCATCGTCAGGCCCCATTTCGTTAAATAATGTAAACGTTGAACTTGGACTATCAGGCACAACAAGCATTAACATGAACCAAGCTAGTGTACGCACTTTATTTGGTGTACCTAGCGGTGCTATTCGTATGAGCGATGGTTATGGTAAGTCTAATGAATTTGCTTTTGCTATTTCTTCAAATCAAGTTAATGCAAATTTACGTTCATTAGCTACTAGTGCTGGCTGGGACCAATCTACTAAACTTATTGCCACAATTAATGGTGGAGTTTATGTATATTCAAACAGTACAGGAACTCCTGGTTTAACCATTAATGGTTCATTCCCCAACGGCGTAACGCTTGTTAACAATGGATATATTCTCGGAATGGGTGGTAACGGAAGTACCGGTTGCTCCGTTGGTTTTACTAGCGCCAGCCCCGGCGATTCAGGTGGTACAGCTTTATCTGTTTCATCAGCAACAACTATTAATAATGCTTCCGGTGTTATTGCTGGCGGAGGCGGAGGCGGAGGCGGAGGCGGAGCTCTTAATGAAGGTGGCGTTGGTAAAAGCGGGCCCTATATTCAGTATGGTTGGGCAGCCGGAGGCGGAGGCGGAGGACAAACAGGTCTTTCAAACACCGCTGGGGGAGGCCCTGGCGGCGGTACCTTTGGTCAAAGAAGTAGAGATCCACAAGCGGGTAGCGGTGGAGATGTAAACGGAGCGGGCGGCGGAGGTATTGGTGGAGCGGCGCCAAATGCTGGATATTACGCAGGACAAGGCGGTAGCGGCGGATCTTGGGGTTCAAGCGGTGCAAGAGGTCAGGATGGTAGAGCCTATTTTTACAACGGACCCCCAGGTAACGGTGGTAGTGGTGGAAGTGCAGTTACCGGTAATGGCAATATTACTTGGACTAATACTGGAACCCGTTATGGCGGTATTTCTTAAATTTAATAAAGAGGTAAATAATGATTAGCTATCAAATAACAAGTTTTAATTCAGATTTTGGGAATATTTCTGTTTTATTTAAAAAAGATAATGCAGTTATTGCCACATATAATGTAGACGTCCCACTTACTGATGATGGTTTATTTATTACTGGTGAAGTGTTAAATAGCTATTTACTTGGAATGTTCCCACAGCATATTATAGACAGAAAGAATAAACTTGAAGCGGGTATTCCAAATGCTTCAGTCATTGCAAGCTTAGTAGTTCCTATAGAAGAAACAGCTACAGCACAAGTGACTGAAATATCTGAGCAGCAACAAGCGTGGTTTGAAATTGAAAATGAAAAGCGTGTTGCTAAAGCATTAGTAAAATTTGGTTTATTAGCTACAGATCCAACTGAGATACCAGCAGCAACTTTGTAATGCGTTTGGAAATAACCCCTAATTTTATAACTCAAGAAGAATGTGCTTTACTAAATGCTTGGGCTTATGAAGGTGTTGTTAAAAAATGGTTAGATGTTGGTATATCTAGTGGTAAATTAATTAATAAAAGACTGACGTCAAGATTGTATGGGGACAGGTTTGAATACCCAAAAGAAGTAATTGAGTTGTCTACTAAAATTCGTAGTTTTGTTGGTATTAGTAACTACTCAATTATTGAAGGGCATGGAAATAGAGGCGTTGTAGTTAGTTTTAGCAAACCTGGTTCAGATGTTTACAAGCATAAAGATCCTAAAGAAGCAGGGCTTTCTGCATTGCGTTGCAACATTATTACCCAGGCTGCCGATGAGGGTGCTGAATTATTTGTTGATGAAAATAAAATAGATATAAAAGCAGGTGACTTACATTGTTATTTAGCGTCTGATTTTGAGCATTACGTTACAGAAGTTAAAGGTGATACACCCAGAATACTGTGGATGTTTGGTGCTTATGTACCCCAAGAAGACTGGGAAAATGGAGTAATAAAATATGGCTTATCCTGAAACTAGAATAACTTGCGCTACTAATTTATGGCTTAGACAAATGCGTTTTGTTAAAGCCGGAGATGCCAATGAAGGACATACTCACAATTATGACCATATGACTTTATTGGCTACAGGTAGTGTGGCAGTTCATGTTGACGGAAAAACAACTAATTTTGTTGCTCCCCAAATGATTTTTATTAAAGCAGGGAAAAGCCACTACATAGAGGCTTTAGAAGATAACACTGTTGCTTATTGTGTGCATGCTTTACGGGATAAAGACACTGAAGAAATACTAGACCCAAGCCAAATACCTGAAGGTATTGATGCTTTTAGAACTAATTTAGCCAGACCTTTGTAAGGATTAATATGATCGCACGCCTAATAGCCATTTTGTTTTTAAGCCGAGAAGTTGCTCATCGGGAGCACTTAAATACTAAGTCATACGCACAACATATGGCTTTAGGTTCTTTCTACGACACAATCGTTGATAATGCAGATTCTATTGCAGAAGCATATCAAGGTCGTCATGGACTAATTGGTAAAATCCCTATGCTCACCGAAACAGATACTGGCGATATTGCAGACATTCTTGAAAAGCATCTTGGAATGCTTGAAAAGATTAGATATACTGCCGTTGAGAAGACAGACACACCTATTCAGAATCTTATTGATACTGCGGTAGAAACT